TAACTAGTACTTTCAATAGACCTGAAAAATACCTGACTCCACAGATCATTATCTAGCTGACCAAGTTTATACGCTGTGAAGTTATTAACAAATAGCTCGTGTTCGTTATCCCAGCTTTTGGCTGACTTAGCAAATCCTTTACGTACTAATGGAACGTATTCTTTGGACATTCGGGCCATAGCTTTTGGCCACAGATCCTCAGCCTCTTCCTGATAGATGATATCTCTGGGATCCTCATCTGCCAAAGTCTTTGGATGAATGAGAAGGGTCCCATTCTGACGTTCGTAGTCTGAGTGGATCGAAGAGTCGAACTTGACTTTAAATGGCAACCTAGAGCGTCCTAGCGTCTCCTGGAGTACCTGGGCGTATTCGATAGGAACGTCTTCTGCTTCGTTGCCTCCTGCCTTTATATTCAGAGTTAACGGCATCTTATCCTTTTTGGGAGCGTATGTAGAAATGTTAATGATGGGAATAAACGTACATCTGCAGTTTTCATGGGTATCGAAAGATTGTGGGTTGTACTTGGCAATTAAATCAGCCACTGAGTATTCTAGGCCATTCAACCCTTTACAGACAGGACAGGTCTTTCGGTCCTCGACCGCCAATCGTTTGACATGTTCTATCCCATCTTCATGCCATTTGAGAAGGGCCCCCTTTGCATAGATGTTCATGATCACTGTTCGAGCAACTGACTTGGCGGTTTCGTACCCTAGCTTAGGAGCAAGCTTTTCCACTGGGGGCCCAGATCCTTCTTCCATGGCTTTGTAGATCTCGTCCATAATCCCTTTTGAGGGCCTTACGTCTAGTCCTGCTAAAAGTTTTTTGATGTCATCATTGAAATCGTAATCAGGGATCCACCCCAGTTTTTCCATAGGGAAGAAGCTTCTTGCGTATTCAGATCCAGAAGCATAGGCCGTAAGTCCAACGCGCCTGACAACTTCCTCGAGCTCTGGCATGATATGAGACTTCGGCAAGTTGACAAGCTTTTTATAGAAGCTCTTTAGAGCTACATCAGCATCATCAATGGCGAGCTTAAGCTTGATTGGGTGGACGCTGCTCACCAGAAACTTCTGGTTGGGCATCTTCGTCCTCCAATTCTTCTGTCTTCTTTGCTTTTTTAGGAGCGAACTTTGTTGGGTCAAAAGGTTCAAGATTCATATCTTCAAACCAAACGACGACGAAGACTTCCTCATACGAGTTATATACTTGTTCTTTGATAATCTTACACAAGGAATCATCAAGAAGAGCTTCATAGGCCGTATTGCCCATGGTCCCTATGCGGAACCTAAGACAACGTTTACGGCCTATGTTTTTCATACAAGCGCAGCTTTTCTTCTCGGGGGCTTCTGCTCAGGCAAAGGCTTCATGTTTACTGCAGGCTTTTGAGCCTGAGCGATGAACTGTTTGACTGCAGCCGCCAGTTGCGGCATCTGTCCTTCTCCGCCTTCCATCTGCGCCAATAGAGACTGTTGCTGTTCAGGAGGCATTGCCATGATCTGCTGAGCATATGACTGCACCATCTGCGGGACCGTCATCTGCTGCGGACTCATCTGGTCTGTTTCTTCCTGACTCGGAGGCCCGCCAGAGGGTTGCGCTTTTTTAGCTTGCCCTGGCTTCCCCTTGGCTCCTGGTTGTTGTGGAGGAACCCCATCTCCACCACCAGGTTGACCAGGTTGCCCAATAGAAGGAGTGACTCCGGCCTCTTGCGCCAAGTTCATGACGCTCTGCATCTGTATTTGAGCCAGAGCCTGATACTTGGCACCGATAACCTGCATCTGCCCTTGGATCTCTGCGTTCTGCAACTGGACCAATCCAAGCAGCTGGTTCTTGATCTCGTTTTCCTTCTTGATCTGCTCCTGTTCCTCTCTAAAGTTCAGGTCGCTCTCGGATAGAACCGTAGAAGCAGAGATGTTTCCACTCTGTTGCATGGCCATTATCAGTTGCTTGTACTGCATGTCATCGGCCATCTTGAACTTGGCCTGACGACAACGGATCTTGGGGATCTTGAAGTACCGACTCATTCTGGTGGTCAGCCACTCTAGGAATTCGTCGTGGAATTTGATGATCGTAAGGAAGTGGTTCTCTAGAATGCGCAGGGTGATCGAACTGCCAGTCCAATTAAGTCCCCCCATTATGAACTCTAGAGGAACTCCAAGACCACCAGCGATCTGCTGCTCAGCCAACTTGAGCTCGGGAGTAATAGACAAAGCCTTAGCGTCTCCTCCCACATGCTCAAGTCCTACTGGGATAGGCATGATACTAATGTAATTGGGATCCTGACGCCACATCTTAATCTCTGATTCAACCTTCTCTCTCCAGGTTCCAAGGTTCACGCTTACGTATGGGGATACCTCTGCATTCGCCGTAGGATACAAGATGCGTAGTGGCACAATGTGATCAAGCGCAATCGCCTCCTGACCCTTCCTAAGAATCTGAGCATAGTAGGCATCCTTGATTACAGGCAAGACAACAGGCATGCCCCAACCCATGTCGGCATCTGACAAACAGGCTCGACGGAAATGGAAAAGATTGGATGGCTCAAGAATGATGTCTTTGTTATCCCTGACCGCTTCTATAAAGAGCCAGGGAACAGTCTCAAGGTAATCTTTTTTGCCCAGCATAATCGCCTTGCGATCTTTACCTATGAGGTGATAGATGTACGTGCTCTTTCCGGTGAGAGCGTTGTAGTCAATATCGATGTTAATGGGGTTCCATCGGCAGATAGAGATTTGACTTCTATTGCGAATGGGGACGTCCACAATCTTGAATTGAACTAGTTCAGCTTTGCACTGAGGACAATTCCCAAGGAAGTTGAAGTTCTTCCACTTCCAGGGGACTTTTCCAATCACTGTTTTCTTCTTGCACTTCGGGCATTCCAGATTTCTGACGAATGGATAAAAGATCGACAAAAAAGCATTGCCATAGATGTAATAGTCAAGATTTACTTCGATCTGCAGGCGCTGAATGTGAAGGTTGTCCTCCATCAATCTGCGCCAAATTTCCTTTGTCTTGTCGTTAACATCTTCTCCATCACGAGACTTCTCGTAGATGATGTTGGTGATCGGATACTCAGCCAGCTTGTAAATAATAGGAGAGATCGTGCTGTTCGAATAGTAAAAGTACTTCGTGTACTGGAATAAGAGCTTTACAGTGGGCGGAATATAGGTGGAGGCGATGTCAAAGAAAGGATTAGGATAACGGAACGATTGGCTCATGTACGCTTCTGGACTCACATTGCCCACCGGCATGACTTACCTCCTTAGTGGTTACCAGCGTTTCTCATGTTTCAGAAGAACCTGATCCGATTCGCCCTGAAGCGCCTTGATGTAATGTCGAATGCTATTAAGACGTGCCAACTGAATTCCAAGGTCGTCTTCCTTGACAACGAAGTTAAGTTCCTTGGAAGCCAATAACCAGGCATCCTGAATGACCTTCTCCTGTGGTCCTATGTCTCCCTGCGCAAAGGCAAGTTGGTCAGGATACAGGACTAGTCCATGGTTTAGGCAGTTCGCACGCACGTAGAGAATAACTTCGTCCGAGAATGGTTCTGATCTGATCTTGTCAGCTTCAGAAACCCCCCACGCCATCTCCCCAGGAGAGCATTCGTCGGCCATCCCAAAATGTGGGATAAGATGATTGAAGGCTTTTATGCAGGGGGCAAAGACTTGCCACTCCTTCCAGAAGTCGTCTGTAAGCAGTAGCAATTTAACAGCGTTCAACTTCTCTTTATTTATGGGGTGGATCTCGGTATGAAAATCCTGCGTGATTGTTTGGTATGTGGTTTCCGGAGTCCACCCAAGCCATTCCTTGCCGTACTTATCCGATAGGATATCCCCCAGCACCGAAGGAGTTATCCGTTCGCTGGTAAAACGGAGATCTCCCTGGTAACTGACCTTTTCTATTTCTTGTATTTCCTCAACACCTAAGTCAGGCACCTAGGCCTCCCCAATTAGCCCAAGGATGGCGACCTGATCTGGCCTAGGCAGAGACTGAAAGATCTCTACTGGAGATTCAGAAAACTTCTGACAGAAGTCTTCCCCGAAGTTTCTCTTCAGGGCTTCACTCCCAGCCAGTTTCTGA